GAGCGTCTCGAGACCGCCGCGGATGACGGTTTTTTGCAACGGACTCAAGGTCATATTCCCAATTTACGGTCCGGCAATGTTCCCAAGTCTTTATTGATCTGCGTTTGAGCGAGCGAAATCAATGCCTTGTAGGGGGGCGCCTCGCGTAAATGCCCCTACTTTCCACCATAGGAGATACGGAAATGACCAACACGCTCGGCGTGCGCGAGCGCGCGCCTCGCCTTTGGGATCCGCCAGACCCCGAAAGAGAAAGTCCCCACGTCTGGAGGGACGCAGGGGCTCTCGAAGACGGTTTGTTTGGCGACGAAACCGGGAAAACAAATAGCCAACGCGCCGAGAAGTGCTTTGCCTGCCAACTCGCGATTGAAGAGTTTCAACATCGCACGGGCGGCCGGCTCACGATCTCCTCCATCCTGTCGCGGCGATCATGAGCGGCGCTCTGCAATGCTCGGCGTCGATCCCGGCCCCAATGGCAAGCTCCGCCATCGCTGCCGCAACCCGCGCTGCAGAATGAAGCTGCGCGAGCCTACCGATAACCTGCGAAGCGCGTTTTGTTGTCGTGGTTGCCACGCCACCTACTACCGTAAGCGCTGTTTGGTCTGTGAAGGTCCATTCGAGCGGGTTCGCGAGGACCAGCACACCTGCGGGCGGCGCAAATGCAAGGGCGAATTTCGGCGTCACAGGGTGCGCCTTTGGGGAAAATGGCTCCCGGTAGCGGGGGAGACACTTTCGGCCTCTCAAAACCCAATAAAACCGGGCACAAAAACGCGCATCGCGGCCCGTCGAGGGTGGCGTAATTCCCCCTCTCCGATTCATGCGCCTGCGTACATTCTTGACATAGAGGTATTCGGTCGGCGCTGGGAGAATGCCACAAGCAGTGACGGTATCGAGATCGAGGTCGCGCGGTTACGCAGCCGGGCGCTGGTATCGCCATGAGCGGCCCGCAAACAGCAATGCTTTCGGTCTACGACGGCCAACGCTGCCTCGGCCACATCATCAAACGCGGCGAGCGTGGGTTCGAGGCGTACAACCACGACGATCAGAGCCTGGGCGTCTTCCCCAGCGATCACGAAGCAGCGGACGCAGTAACGCGCGCGGCAGAAGAGGCCATGCCATGAAGCGCCGCAACAAAATCAACGGGCAATGGTCCCCCCGGCTTATAGAGATGCTGGAGAGCCCCGCATATCGCGTGCTTACCACTGCCGCGCATCGTGTCATTTCCCGCATTGAAATCGAGCTGGGACACCACGGCGGAAACGATAACGGCAGACTGCCGGTCACCTACAACGACTTCATCGACTACGGCGTGGCGCGAATGTGCGTTGCGCCGGCCATCCGAGAAGCCGAGGCGCTTGGTTTTATCCGGGTCAAACGAGGCCGCGGCGGCAACGCCAACAATGGCACGCCCAATCTGTTCGGGTTGACGTTTTCGTATGACCGGGGGAGTCGCGCCAGCCCGCCAACCCAGGACTGGCGTAAAATTAAAACGGTGGAGGATGCAATGCGGATTGCGCAAGACGCTCGCCAGAACAAGGACGAGTGGGCCGTCAAATACGCCGACCTTCGCAAGCAAAAAAACAGAAAGCCGGTACTAAAAACTAGTACTGGCACCGATACTAAAAACCAGCACCGGAAACGGCAAATCCCCAGTACGGAAACCAGTACTACAGGGGCAGTACGGAAACCAGCACCACTATCTATATCTTGGGTGGGGGACCCAGCGTCTACTGCTGCACCTGATATTGCTAATCGTATGAGCGCGAGCGCGACATTTGAACCAGCGCAGGACCGCGCCGACCTGCTCGCCTATTACCTGTTTGCCATGAAGTACGGCGAGCACATGCAGCAGCCCGACAGAGAAGCGGCCTGATGGCTACTGGACGCGGCGGCGGGCGGTAAAATCGGAAAAATTCGGATGTTTGAAATCCCGCGCACGGCGGTCTCCGTGCATACCGAAAGGAAGGTGCCCAATGGGCATGGACGTCTACGGGCAAAGCCCGAGGAGTGAGACCGGAGAATATTTTCGCAAGAATGTCCGGGCTTGGCATCCGCTGGCGGATTACATCCAAGTGGTCGCGCCCGAGATCGCCAGCAACTGCAAGTATTGGCACACCAACGATGGTGACGGGCTCAACGCTGAGCATGCGACTGCGTTAGCGGACCGTCTTGATGCCGAGATCAGGAGTGGCCGCTGTGAACGCTATGCGCGGATGTACGAGTCGAAAAGAGAAATGGCCCCGGATGTGCCGTGTTGGTTGTGCGAAGGAACTGGCACAAGAAAGCCGGTCCCTCTCGCTGGCGCGGGTGATCTCTTTACTGGTGAGCAATGCAATGCTTGCGGGGGTAAGGGCACGGTCCGACCGTGGTCTACTTGCGAATCATTCGATGTCGAGCACGTGCGGGAGTTTATCACGTTCCTGCGCGCCTGCGGCGGCTTCGAGATTTTGTGAGTTTTATGAGCATACCCTATAAAACTGCTCTCGGCGTGGGGCGCTATTTCTGCAGCGCCTTTTCGTCGGTGCGCCAAAGCTGACTCGTTCTTGAAACTTTCAGATAAAAGCGTATTATTAGTTCGTATTTTTTGCATCACCACAACTCATTAGGTGAACCATGCCTACGCTGAAGAATCCCCGCCATGAACGTTTTGCCCAACTGCTCGCCAGCGGCAAGACGGCAACAAATGCATATGAGCAAGCCGGTTACAGCCGCAACGGCGGCAACGGCCCAGCATTGGCCAGGACAACGGAAGTCCAGAACCGAGTAACGGAAATACATGAGGCCAGATTGCGCCACGAGCATCAATCGGCGGCTATGGCAACTGAACTGGCCGCCATTACCAAAGCTGACTTGATCAAAATGGCGCGTGACATCTATGTGCTGGCCAAGAAGAGTGGCCAGACTTCGGCTGCTGTTGCTGCCTTGAAAGAGATCGGCGTTTTAACTGGCATTCGCATTGAACGCAGCGAACGCGGGCAGCCCGGTGAGTTTGAGTGGATCGAAAAATTGAACACCGATGAACTGCGGCTACTCGCGGCTGGCAAATTGGACATCGACGCCTACATCGCCGATCACCGGAACAACCGGACTGTGAACTGAAGCTGATGCATTCCCCACTAAGTGAGCGCGAGCGGCTTAAGCTCCAAATAATCGCCCGTACGCGGCTGCCGATGGTTGAAAGGCGAGCCGAGCTTGAAGGTGATCTGCTCAAGTTTGTTGAGGCTGCGTGGCCGGTTCTGGATACATCTCCTTTCCAAAAATCCTGGGCAATTGATTCCGTATGCGAGCATCTCCAGGCGGTCACCGAGGGTCAGATCCGGAAGTTACTTATCAATCTGCCGCCTCGCAGCGGGAAGACTCTCACGGTTAGCGTTTGCTTCCCTGCATGGACATGGGCACGCGCGGAACGCTCATATCTTTCTGGGCCGCAGGTGCGGTTCCTGTGCGGCAGCTACAATGACGATCTTTCGTTGCAAAACGGTACGAAGCACCGGCGGCTGCTGCTGAGCCCCTGGTATCAGAAATACTGGGGTAAGCGTTTCAAGCTAACGGCGGATCAGGCTTCAAAGAGCCGCTTTGATACGACCGAGGGCGGCACGCGCATTTCGACGTCGGCCAGAGGTTCGCTGCTTGGTATCGGTGGCGATCTCATCATTGTTGACGATCCTCACAACCTCTCTGTTGAAAGTGAGGCCGAGCGGCAGCAGGCGCTCAATTGGTGGCGGGAAATATCAACTACTCGGCTCAACGATCCGAAGCAGTCCGGGATCGTGGTTGTGATGCAGCGTCTCCACGAACTTGACGTAAGCGGGGCCATCCTGTCGTCCGATACCGGGGGTGAGTTCGTGCATCTGATGATCCCGGCCGAGTATGAGTGGCGGCGGCATTGCGTCACGGTTCTTGGCTGGCAGGATCCGCGCGGGCTTGATGACAAGGGCGAGCCGTTGATCACCGTGGTTGGTGGCGAGCGGATGCCTCGTGATGCTGAGGCCGCAAATGAGCTGGATCGCCGTGAGGGTACTTTGATGTGGCCGGAACGGTTTGGGGTAAAGGAACTGGCGCAGATCAAAGCGGAGCTTGGGCCGTACTTTTCGAGTGGTAGGCTTCAACAATCGCCTGTGCCGGCCAAGGGTGGCATTTTTGATCGCAGTTGGTGGCAGCTCTACGAAGATCCGGCCAACAAGTTCCCGTTGTTCGAGCACATCGTTGCCTCGCTCGACAGTGCCTTTACCGAGAAGCAGCAGAACGATCCGAGTGCACTGACGATATGGGGCGTATGGACGGACAAGCAGCGGCCCCAATTGAATGCCTCGTCCGTTCCTGTTGGTGAGACGAGGCAAAATAAGCGGGTTCGGGTGCTTGATGCGCCGGAGGGTTGGGATCAGTCGTCCTGGTTGGGGCCGAAGCTGGAGCGGCGGCGGATCATGCTTATCCATGCCTGGCGCAAGCATCTGCCGTTCAGCGGCCCCCGGATCGAGAAAGCCGCATTTGAAACCCCGGCAATGTACAAGCAGCGCACCCAGGGCAGTTGGGGGTTGATGGAATGGGTTGTGGACACCTGCACGCGGTTCAAGGTGGATAAGCTGCTCATCGAGGCAAAGGCGTCTGGCATCTCGGCCGCGCAAGAGCTGCGCAACCGGTTCGGCACACACGGCTGGGCCATTGAGGCCGTACCGGTGAAGGGGGACAAGGTGGCGCGGGCGTTGAGCGTGCAGCCCATGTTCAGCCAAGGCTACATATACGCGCCGAACCGGGACTGGGCCGATCTGGTTATTTCCGAGATGGCCACTTTCCCGATGGGCCGTTATGACGACTTAACCGACTTCGTTCCTGAATGATCGACCGCTCGAACTCGGCAAATACCCCCATCAACTGATACATGGCCTTCCCGGCAGGTGTCGTGGTGTCGATGCCCTGCTGAT